GATGAATTCATAGACTCAAGAAACTCTTTCACTTCTTTCTTAGTACAATCAGCAGTAGACCATACTTCATCTTCTGTGTAGATCTTATCAATACAGGATGCAATTAGATCAAAAGATTGATCCATCTGACTCCCTTCTTTAAAATCAAAATTATTTTTAATGAATTGATCAAGTGATGGATACTTCATCTCCATCATAATATTAGAATCAATTTGAATCCTATTAGTATGATCATCACTCTTCTGAACTTGAATATCATCTAAGTCAATAGTAACAGGAACTTCAGTTGTCTCATCATCAGGACAAATAATATTAACTTCTAACTCTTCACCAACAGACTTACCTCTGATGTTAAGAAATAGATATTCAATGTCAAAAGTAGGAAGGATCTCTACTTTAATTCCTTTAGTACTAATACAACTTTTAATTACAGTTTTAATTGCAGTAGTAATCTGTTTATTATCTTCACTCTCTAATGCAAGAACTAAAAGTTTTTCTTCTTTAACAAGAAAAGGTCTATAGTTAATAGGTTTTCCAGTAGAAGGTAACTCCAACTCATATGTCGGAGTCGCAATTTTTGGTAAAGGCATAATATCCTAATACAATTCAATGTACTTTATTTATACACTAATCAGCGACCAAAACTACCTAACCAACTCATTGTATTTGAAGCCCATCTTACACCACCTCTCAGCTTATCGACACCTTCTTCACCAAAAGCAAAAGTAACTAATGATCTTACAGCATTTCCTGCTGCGTTTGCTACTTGTGTAGGAACTCCACCTGAAGTAAGTACCTGCCAAGCACCTTTAATATCTCCTGATAGTAATTTCTTCGTAAAATTAACACCCACTCTAAGTGGATCTTTATTTGAAGTCTGCATCCATCCTTTATTCATTACATATCTAATATAACTAAATTTCACAGTAACCTCTAATAATTCTGCTGCATCATAAGAAACAGGCATTGAATTTATAGCAGTAGGAAATGCTCTAATAAATTCATACTCTAATACCCCTCCCATAGCTCTCTCAGCAGTATTCCAATCTTTTTCAAATTTTGTAACCTTTAGTCCCCTATCAGCAATATACTCATCAGGATAGTTCATTCTATAAAAGTAATCTTTATTTCTACTATCTTCACGCTGTTCATGTGTCTCTATACCTGAAGCATAATCTATCCAAGTTTCAAAAATTCTAATGGGAATATAATTATCTGCATTCACATAAAATTTAAACTCTATGCCATCTGTATCATACATTCTACGATAAGCATGTTTCTCCGTCACACCAGTACGATCATTCAAAATCTCTGTGGTATTCAAACTAGATCCTGGTAAAGATACTTCGGAACATAGTAAACGCAACTTCCATTGATCATTAGTATTCAAAAATACTCCAGCATCATCCAGAACCTTATCCTTTAAAAGAGTTGCTAATTTACTATTAAGAACCTTATTAAAAGGAATCTCAACCTCAAAATTATTTGTAGTAGCAGGTCGAAGCAGATGATTCTTTACATCTGCTATGTTTCTTATCTGAGGCATTTATAAATACTATTTGACCTTATATATTATGTATAAGAGATGGCAGAAAGTAAAAAGAGTTTATTCAAACCTTCTCATCCCAGAAAATATAAAGGAGATATAACTAATATCATTTGCAGAAGTACATGGGAAAAGAAGTTTTGCCATTACTGTGATTTGAATGAGAATGTAATTGAATGGGGGAGTGAAGAGTTCTTTATACCATACCGTGCTCCTGATGGTAAGACCCGTCGTTACTTTCCAGATTTTATTATGAAAGTAAAAGAAAGTAATGGTGGTACAAAAACATATGTTATTGAAGTTAAACCCGCAAAGCAAACAAGACCACCAAAGAAAAGAAAGAAAGTGACCTCATCATATATCTATGAATGTAAAACTTATGCTATGAACCAAGCAAAATGGAGAGCAGCATCTGAGTGGTGTAAAGATAAACGAATTGAATTTAAAATCATAACAGAAAAAGAATTAGGTATCCATCATGGTAGATAGTTTTGGATTTAATGATGGTATAGAACAAGAAGAAGAAAACAATCGTATCAGACAATATCTAAGTGACTTAAACAACAGAACCAATGACCCAGAAGAAATGATGCTGGAGATTATGGAAGTTCTAAATGAAACTGTTGAACCTATTCCCGAAGTAGGTAAGTTCTATACCTTTGTATATAATGCCAAGACTCCTGGTGAAACTTATGACCAACATCCATTGATTGCTTGTACTCATTTAGAACAGTGGGGATTCAAAGGTATCAACTTTCATTGGAGAAAAACAAGAAACTATACATGGAATGAACTGGCAGGACAACTCTATGTGGTTCAACAAAATGAACTCGATGACCTCCTTGCTATACCTTATGGGAAATACATACTCAATCCTCGCTAAATAATAAAAAAGTTAAGAAATAAATGACTGCTGGTAATAGCAACGAATATGGAGATGACTCTTTCAAGAACAGGATGATTGACCCTGAGACTGGAGAAGCATACTTTCTTATCATCAATAAGCAAACAGGTAAAATTAAAGTATATAATGAAGAGTTTGGTGCTGATAAGTATGTTGGAGAGTATGATCCTAAAACAGGTAAGACAGATTTCAATGGTAACTGGTGGGGTGGTGCTAATAAAAATGATAAAAATTTTCTTAACAACTCTATCAAGAAAGGTCAAATAAAAGAACATGCAAAAACAGTAATCGCAAGAGAATTGCGAGAAGGAGATCCTGATGGAGAAGGAAAAACTAATTCAAAAAATAACTCAGAATCAGCAGATAAAAAAGCTAGTGTATTAATGGGAGAAACTCAACTTGATATTGAAGAAGAATCTGATGCAGAAGGAACTGGTGGTGCAGTTAATAGTGGTGATACAAATACACGAAAAGGTGCATTCGTTTATCCCGATACTCTAAGAGAAGGAAAACAAGATACAATAAGATTTACACAAGTAAAATACCGTGCTAGTGGATTTAACCAAGAAGGTGTAAATGCTGCTGGTAATAGAAATAGTGTTGAGGGTACAAGAATTCCTCTAGGAACTGTCATCCTTCCTATACCTGGTGAAATTAGTGCTGGTCAAAAAACTAAGTGGGATGGTAAAAATTTAAGTCTTCTAGATGCAGCAAAAATAAAAGCAGTTACAACAGCAGTGGATAAAGCCAGTCTTCCTGCAGGTGTAGAATCAGTTCTGAACAGTGCACAATCAGCTGCTGGTACTCCTGGAATAAAAAATGCTATTTCAGCAGCACTTGCACAATCTGCAACAGGTGGTCAAGGAAATGTATTAACAAGAAGCACAGGACAAGTATTGAATCCAAATATGGAAACACTATTCCAAGGTCCAGAAGTAAGAGAATTTAATTTTACTTTTAAATTATCACCAAGAAATCCTAAAGAAGCAGAAAGAATACTACAAATTATTAGATTCTTCAAACAAGGAATGGCTCCTATTAGATCTGAAACACAACTATTCTTAAAGTCACCCAATATATTTGAACTTAAGTATACACATGAGGGAGGAGAACATAAAGGATTAAATAAATTTAAAGAATGTGCTTTAAAATCTTGTGAGATAACATATAACCCAGACGCTGGAGAATATTCAACATTTCCCGATGGTATAATGAATAGTTATCAAATGACACTTGGCTTTCAAGAACTTGAGCCTATATACAATGATGATTATGGTAGTAATGAAGCAGGAAAAATACCAGCATCACTAGGATACTAATATGTCAAAAAAATATTTTCGCCAAGTCCCAGACTTCCAATATGTTAGCAGACTTCCTAATGCTACCATATCAGATTATATTACTGTCAAAAATCTTTTTAAAAGAGGAAAACTAAAAGAAAATGTTGCAGCAAATGCAACTCTCTTTACTAAGTATCAAGTAAGAGGTGATGACAGACCAGATAATGTTGCATTTAAATTTTATGGAGATGAAAACCTAGACTGGTTGGTAATGTTATCAAATAACATACTAAATCTTCAAAATGAATGGCCATTACTTCAAGCAGAATTTGATAGGTATCTCATAGATAAGTATGAAACCTATGAAAAACTTAATGAAGTTCATCACTATGAAACAATAGAGATAAAAAGTTCAACTGGTGTTGTTATAGTTCCAGCAGGTTTAACAGTTGATTCTAATTATTCTGTTACATATTTTGATTGGATTACAGAATTAGAAGTAACAGAAAATAATATAGTAACACCAATAACTAATCTAGAATATGAAGAAAAACTAGATGATAAAAAAAGAAATATATTCTTACTTAAGAGCGAATATATCGGAGTCATTAAAGGAGATATAGATAATTTCATGCCATATAAAAAAGGGTCTACTGAATATGTCAGTAAGACCCTTAAGAAAGCAGAAAATATTAAACTATATTCTTAACTATTCTTCTGCCAATTTTTGGAAGTAACTTAGAGCATCATCCTCATCCGAACTAGCAGATGCTACAGGAGCAGAGACTGGTTCTTTGCGTTCAAAATTAGGTTTGAAGGAACGATTGTTGTCCTCCTCAAAAACCTCTTCATCTACACGACGAGCAGGCTTCTTATGACCTAAAACATAATCAAGACGCTTCTTCAGGTCATCATATGACTTGAATTGGTCTGCAGCACTGACAGCAGCAAGTGAATACTGCTTCTTCCACAATGCTTCTAATGCATCATCATCTTCTAAGAGAGGAGATACTACATCGAACTCTGACTTATCATAGTTCCAGTAACCATCCTTCTTCACAATCTTCAACTTGAAGTTTGCACCTTGCCAGAAATCAAAAGGATTAATCGGAGACTCATCCTCAAACTCTGGTTGCATTGCTTCCATAACCTTATCAAAGATCTTCTTACCAAACTTATAGAGAAATACTCCACCCTCATTCTGAGGATT